GAGGTAACTGCTACAACAGATACTCCGTACTCTAAACTTATTGGTAAGTTTGTTAACGATGCTAAAAGAATGGTAGAAGATTCTTTTCAGTGGAACGTACTAACAGAAACATTAACAGTAACTACTGCTGACGATCTGTTTAACTATGTTCTTACTGGTTCTGGTCAACGCTTTAGAGTATTAGATGTTGTTCATTCTGAAGACGATGTATTTTTACAGCCTGTTACATCTAGCGTAATGACTAACTATCTTTTAAACGCATCAGTGCATAAAGGCTCACCATACTATTACAACTTTAATGGTGTTAATAACGGAGATACACAGGTTGATTTGTATCCAGTACCTGACGGTGTTTATAATATTTACTTTAACATATTTAAACCACAGGTAGCACTGAGTGCAGGAGCAGACGAGTTACTTGTTCCTTCTGAGCCTGTAATTAAATATGCTTACGCACAGGCTGTAGCAGAGCGTGGTGAGGACGGTGGACTAGCTGCACAAGAAGCTACTGCACTAGCTGATATATCTTTAGCAGATCACATAGCTATGGCAGCACATCGACAGAATGACGAATACGTCTGGCATCAAGTCTAATGGCTGGTAGATTACAATCATCAACAATATCAGCACCAGGTTTTCTTGGTATTAACACACAAGAGAGCAGTGTTGATCTTGCATCAGGCTATGCACTAGAAGCATACAACTGTGTCATAGATAAGTTTGGTCGTATCGGTGCTAGACGAGGTTGGCAGAAAGTAAACAGTTCTACTAACTCTGATCTAGTAGCAAACGACATTGAGTTTATTTATAACATACCTGAGACAGATGTAACGCTATGTGCTGGTAATGATTTAATACTTACCAGAGCTAGTGGAGCAAGTACATTAGTAACAGCAGTTGATACTACAGTATCTAATGCAGCAGGAACAGGTACAACAGCATACAGCATCACAGGTAACGACTGGATGGGTGCTAGTATTGTTTTTGGTGAAGGACCGGATGTTAGTCCTCATGCTTACTTAGCACAAGCAGGACACTTACCGTTAGTCTATCACAAACTAGGAGCTAGTCATGCACACACAGGTGCTTATGGTTTTAACTTACTTAGCGATGCTGGCTCAGTACCTACCACCTACGCTTCTGTTAGTGATTTTAAGCCTAATGTAGTTATAGGTGCGTATGGTAGGACTTGGTGGGCAGACATTGCTAACGATAAACAAACACTATATTTTAGTGCATTACTAGACGGTACTAACCTAGCAACAGGTGACTCAGGTTATTTGTCATTGATTGATGTGTTTCCTAACGGAGACGAGATAGTAGGACTAGCAGCACACAACGGTTTCTTAATTATATTTGGTAGAAGAAACATTGCTGTTTACGCTAACCCTATTGATGTTACTCAATTAGAGTTAGTAGATTTAGTAGCTAACGTAGGGTGTATTGCTAGAGACAGTATTGTCAATACAGGTACGGATGTTATGTTCTTGTCTGACACAGGTGTAAGAAGTATTGCTCGTGTTATTCAAGAAAAGTCAGCACCTATAAACGACATATCGTTTAATGTTAGAGATGACTTAGTTGCGTATGTAGAATCAGAATCTAATAAAGAAAAGATTAAAGCAGCTTACTATCCTAAAGATGCTTTTTATATTTTAACACTACCAACATCTAAGTATGTATTTTGTTTTGATCTGCGAGGTAGACTACAGAATGGTGCAGCAAGGGTTACTATCTGGGATAGCATTGAACCCACCGCCTTACATGTCACTTATACAGGCGATCTTCTTCTAGGTAAAGAAGGTTACTTAGGTAAATACTTTGGGTTCTTAGATGACACAGCAAAGTACAGACTACGTTACTACACTAACTACTTTGACTTAGGTAGTCCAACAACTATGAAGTTCTTAAAGAAAGGTAACTTTGTAGTGGTAGGCGGTGTCGGTCAAGACGTAGCATTAAAGTATGGTTTTGATTACATTAACTCCTATCGATCAATAACTAAGCAACTACGAACTGGTTCTGTTTATGAGTACAACATTGGTGAGTATGCTATTGCTGAATACTCTAGTGGTTTAGTTCTTGAAGAAGTTAACAGTAACTTAGGTGGTTCAGGTTCTATTATGCAATTAGGGTTTGAAGCAGATATAAATCAAAATCCATTGTCAATACAAAAGATAGATATTTATGTTAAAGCAGGTAAAACAGTTTAGGGATTATTATGTCTGATTATACAAAAGCAACTAACTTTACATTAAAAGACGGATTAAGTACTGGTGACGCAGGTAAGATTATTAAAGGATCAGAGATAGATGCAGAGTATACAGCTATTGCATCTGCTGTAACATCTAAAGCTGATCTAAATGGTCCTACGTTTACAGGCACACCATCAGCACCTACAGCATCTACAGGAACATCAAGCACACAAATAGCTACTACAGCTTTTGTTCAGTCTGCTTTAATTGGTGCGTATCCTGTTGGTTCTATTTACATGAACGCTACTGTAGCTACTAATCCTGCTACCCTGTTAGGCTTTGGTACTTGGGCAGCTTTTGGTGCAGGTAAAGTACCAGTAGGTTTAAACGCTGCTGACTCAGACTTTAACACTGTAGAAGAAACTGGCGGTACTAAAGATGCGATTATACCTACGCATACTCACACAGCTACTTCAAGCTCAACGTCTACAGACTCTGGACATACACACAGTGTTGCTAGAGGATTAGGTGCTTCTGGTACTGGTGGCGATGCTTTGTTGTCAGGAAGCGGTGTTCAATCTGGATCAGCAACTGCAAACATAACTACTACAACTACAACAACAGTAGCCAGCGCAGGTGAATCAGCAACAGGTAAAAACTTACAACCGTACATCGTAGTTTATATGTGGAAGCGTACAGCTTAATTTAAAGAGGACATATTATGTGGCAAGCAGTAGTAGGTAGTGCAGTAGTTGGAGGGCTGATGCAAAACAGGGCAGCCAAGAAACAGGCTGCAGCAATGAACGCACAAGCAGCAGCACAGGTTGAAGCTGCTCGTATAGCTGCTGAAGAACAACGATTTAGACCAGTAGGTATTACTACTAGGTTTGGTTCTGCTACGCCACAGTTTACTGACAACAGATTAACAGGCTATACTTATCAAGGTAGTCCAGAAGTAACTGCTCTTCAGGATCAACTAAGTAGAATATACGGAACAAGTCTTGGTCAAGCTGAACAAGCAGCTACATATCAACCACAGTTTCAACGAGCAGCAGAAGGTTTGTTTGCTTTAGGTCAGCAGGAAATACCTCAAAGCAGAGAACAGATCATGGCAGAGCAACAGGCTTTGCTACGCCCTTATGATATTGAAGAAGAACAAAGACTAGCTGCTGGTGTGTTTGGTCGTGGTCGAGGAGGACTGAGTGTAGGTGCTGGAGGTAATCCAGAACTACAAGCACTAGCTGAATCACGTAGGCGTAGAGATCAACAACTACTAGCTAACGTAGATCAAGCATACTTAAACAGAGCAGCACTAGGTGCTGGGTTATTTGGTCAAGGTGCTGGACTACTAGGTCAAGGATACACAACACAACAAGCTGCACTAGCTCCATTTACAAGCCAGTTCTCTACTGCTCAAGCATTAGAACAGGCAGCACAACAACCAATGGATATAGGTACAGCATTAGGACAGCGTGTAACTACAGCCAACACTAACGCAGCTAACACCATGCTTGCAGGACAGTCTGCTGCTGGTAACTTACAGCGACAAGCTGCTACTGCACAGGCACAGCAGATGGCTGGTATGGGTCAAGGCATAGCTAACTTAGGTACTATGTATGGTATGGGTATGTTTAGCCCTCAGTCTACCACTACTCCTAATCAGGGTATGCAGTTAGGTGTAGATAGACAAACAATGTTTGGTGACTACCTAGCAGCACAACAACAATAAGGATAAATAGTATGTCAAGTATCGCATCTTTGTTTGGTCCTACTGCTGAAGAGATTGTATATGATCGTAATCAACAGGAAAGACTAAGACAACAAGCACAGCTACAACAATCACTTGCTGGTCAAGAAACTCAGGCAGCTAGGGACTTTTATCAGTCTGGCTACAACATAGCTAT